TAAATAACAAGGTTGGAGTCAAGATTAACAATGTTGATCTATCTGACCATGTAACGTCCGTAACGCTGAACTATGCAGCCGATGAGCTAGAAGTCACAGCGATGGGCGATACCGCACACAAATTCGTTAAAGGCTTGGAGTCAGGCACTTTAACAGTTTCATTCTTAAACGACACTGCTGCTACCAATGTTCTCGCAACCTTGAACGCTGCTTTTGGCACAACCGTAGCCGCGAAGTTAATTCAAGAAAAAGCAACAGCAGTCGGTTCAACCAATCCGCTTTACACTTTCGATATTTTGGTGAACAATTTGACACCAATCAACGGTGGCGTAGGCGACATTGGAACTCAAGACATTACTTTCACGCTAAACTCAGTAGTGACAGTAGCAAGCACAGGCACGTTCTAATTTAGAAAAGGGGCATGATGGCAAGAATTAAAGTTGTTAGGGCAGATGGTACGGAGTCAATTCACGAATTAACTCCAGCCGTTGAATATGCTTTTGAGCAATATGCTAAGAAGGGTTTTTACAAAGCCTTCCGCGAGGATCAGAAGCAATCGGACATTTATTGGCTTGCCTGGGAGTGCTTGCGTAGAGCTGGCGCTCCAGACGTGAAGCCGTTTGGGGACTCATTCTTAGAAACCTTAAAGGCAGTTGAGGTTTTGGATGACGACCCAAATGGCTAACGCGTGATACTTGGACTTACCGAATAGCAGAACTATCGGTACATCTGGGTATTGCGCCTAGCGAATTTATTAACATGGATTCAGTAATGCTGAAAGCCATTTATGACGTATTAAAGAGACAGGCGGAAGAAGCGAAAAATGCCAGTCGTAGTAGAGGGCATCGTAGGGCTTAGAAAAGCGCTGCGCAATTACGGTGGCACGCTTCTAAAAGAGTATGATGCCAAGGTCAGAGCTGAACTAAAGCCGATTTTGGAAGATGCTAAATCTAAAGTCCCTAATACACCGCCAGGCAATTTGTATAACTGGGCAGATCGTGGCATAGAAAGAAAAAGCCGAACAGGTAGACAAAGAGCATTTCCATCTTACAATGCCAATCTAATTCGTAAAGGTCTAACATATTCTCTAGCCAAAAATCGTCAAGACCGTACTGGTTTTGTTTCTATGTTCACTTTATTCAACGCTAATGCGGCTGGAGCTATTATTGAAACCGCTGGTAGAAAACATCCAGGTGGTTCGCCAAGGAGCGAATCAAATAACCCTAATGCAGGTCGCGATTTTATTTTAGCCATGAACGGCGTTGGCGGCTTAAAAGATTATGCCGGACAAGGTCAAAAAACAACCGGAAGATTATTATTCGCTGCCTACCTAAGAAACCAAGGTAGAGCAGTTGGCGCAATTATGAAAGCAATTGAAGAAGCAAACATCCAAGTCGGTCGAGATGTTGCCAAGAGTAAAAGGTTGGTAGCGTAATGGCTGGCTCAGATATTCGCATAAATATAATTGGCGCATTTCAGAAAAAAGGTTTTAATGATGCAGACAAGGCATTTAACAAGCTTCAGTTAAGTGCCAAGAAACTGGGTCGTACTTTAGGCTTGACGTTTAGTGCTGCTGCCATTGCCGCATATAGCAAGAAGTCTATTGCAGCCGCCAATGCGGACATAAAGTCTCAAAGGATACTTGCGCAATCCTTAAAAAATGTAGGCTTGGCTTACGCTGCCACAGATGCAGAAGGTTTTATTGAAAGACTAGAAAGACAAACTGGCATCTTGGATGATGAGCTACGTCCAGCGTTTGCTCAATTGGCACAAATAACTGGATCAATCGCTCAATCTCAAAAACTACTAAGCCTCGCATTTGATGTTTCGGCTGGCTCAGGTAAAGATATTAACTCAGTCGTTGATATATTAACTAGAGCATACTTAGGAAACCGTAAGGGCTTGAAGGCTCTAAACCTTGCATACACAGATGCCGAACTAAAAGCTATGGATTTTAGCGAAGTCCTAGGTATTTTGACCGCTCAATATGCCGGCTCTGGCGGCGCATCACTTGAAGGATTTGAAGGCAAGATGCGCAAACTTAACGTTGCATCTAGTAGAGCCGCAGAAACAATTGGTAAGTCTTTAATAAATGCCATAGGTACTCTAAGTAAAGATGATTCGATAGATACCACAGTTACCAAGATGGATAATTTATCGAAGGCTATTGGTCGTAACATTGAAGCGGTAGCAGATTTAATTGCAGAAATACAAAAAATACCTGGCGCTGGTGTTGTAGGCAATGCAATTGGAGCTATCGAAAACCGCATATCATTCTTTTCGCCATCTAATTTTATGAACCTATTAAGTCAGGTTCGTGGCTTTCAGGGAATGGGCAATGTCTCCATAAGCAAGTCAAGCCAAGATTTGCAAAAGTCAATCATTAAAGCCGAAAAAGCAGCCATGGATGCAGCCAATAAGAGACAAAAAGCCATTCTTGCATCTCTGAAGAAAGAAGAGGAAGCTCGCAAGAAACGCGAAGCATTAGAGAAGGCGCGGAAACGAGCTGCGACCATTTTTGATATGGAAAACATACAGATCGTTGCAGCTTTACAAGGCAAGATAGACGGCGAACAACGTGCCAGACTTGTTGCTTTACTTGCTCTTAATACTGAAATGTATACTGCTGCTGAAAAACTAGCGGATATTGTTGTCAGGCTTAACGCTCCAGCACTTTCAAATCTTGGTGTCTTAATTGAGTCAGGCGATAGCGTAGATGATTTAATAAAGAAACTAATCACAAGCCAAGCAAAATTAGCAGCATTGCAATTGACAGCAGAAGATTTCCCAGAATTAGAGAATCCGTTTACCGAATGGGATGACACGCTTGATGAAATCCTAAAGAAACTCATGGCAATGCTAGAACTTTTGGCTGGTGCTGGCATGGTTCAAGGTGGTATCGGCGGCATTGAAAGTATTAAACGACCAAAACAACCAACTTTTGGTCCTGGTTCGGGTGCTTCAGATGTTGAATGGATGCGCATGATGGACGCGCTGACAAAAGCCGGAGTACCTTATGTAAATACTGTCGGAGCTACTCAAAAAGAGTTAATGCGTATGAGCAATGCGATCGTAAATGTTACGGTCAATGGCAATGTAACATCTGAGCGCGACTTGGTTAATACCATTACGGAACAGATTTACGAGCAGCAGAAGTCCGGTAAACAAATCGTCTACTCAAGTACAGGTCTATGACAGCTCCAGTAATTGGCGCAATAGTTGATTTTACGCCTGGTATAAATGTCATGGTCAATCCCTTGACTTTAGACGATCCGTTCTTAGGTCAATTAGGCGTAGGCGCATTAGCTTTAAGTGCCGCCAATTATGTAGACATAAGTTCACTAATTAAAGAAGCGCATATTCGCCGTGGTCGCAGCCGTTTGTTATCTAAGTTTGAAGCTGGAACGGCAACAGTAGATATTTATGACCAAAATGGTAACTGGAATCCCAATAACCCTTCTAGCCCTTATTACGGTGATTTAATTCCGCTTCGTAAAATACAGATATTTGCAGATTACAACGGTACTAGGTATTACCTATTCACCGGCTTTATCACCAATTACGTAACTAACTTTTCCATAGGCGTAGAAGATGTAAGCAGAGTAACGTTTCAGTGTGTAGATGCTTTTAGGTTATTTTCGGGCGCTTTAATTGAGACTGTGCCTAGCGCTCCTGCCGGTCAACTATCCGGTGCTCGCGTGGAAGCTATCCTAAATGAGCTTGATTATCCGCCATCCTTGCGAGACATAGATGCAGGCGATACAACCTTACAAGCCGACCCAGGTACCTCTAGAAACGCCCTAGATGCCCTTAGAACAGTCGAAGACAGCGAACTAGGGGGATTCTACATAGACGCAGAAGGAAGGGCTACATTCCTTTCTAGAAGCGTTATTACGTCATCCCTAGGTTCAATAGCTTACAATTTTGCAGATAACGGCACAGGCATTGCTTTTCAAGCTGCCACGGTCAATTATGACGCTGACATCCTGCTAAATGACGTGACCGTTACTCGCTCGGGCGGTAGCCCACAGAACGTTTTTGATCAATCATCCATAGACACTTACTTTATTCATTCAGGCAATCGTGCAAATGTTTTAATGGAAACCGATACCGTGGCTTTAGACATGGCTAACATGATTCTTTCAACCAGGTCAGATGTAGAGCTGCGAATTGACTCCATACAGCTAAACCTTGAGGATGGGTCGGATACGGCTCGCTGCGTGGCAGGTCTAAACGTAGAGCTTCTCGATGCCGTGTCGGTAACCAAGGTAATGCCAGGATCAACAACAGTAACCCAAAACTTGCTCGTACAGGGCTTAAATCATGACTTTACAAACCGAAACATTATTACGACTGTTTTTACAGGGGAAAGCCTAGTCAATGGCTTCCTGTTGAACAGCGCAACGCTTGGTATACTTGATACCAACGTGCTGAGCTACTAAAGGAGAACTATGGCAGGCGCAGGATATAAGCTATTCAATACAGGCGATGTATTGACAGCACAACAGGTCAATGAGTATTTGATGCAGCAGACCGTTATGGTTTTTGCTAGCGCCGCAGCGCGTACCACAGCTTTGAGCGGTGTTTTGGCTGAAGGCATGTTGTCTTATCTTAAAGACACAAATGCAACAGAAGTTTATGATGGTTCTGCCTGGGTATCGGTATCTGGTACTGGAGATATTACTGGCGTTACTGCTGGTACGGGCATTAGCGGTGGCGGTACAGCAGGTACAGTAACCGTAACAAACGACATGGCAACCACAATTACTGCCGCTGGTGATATTGTTGTTGGAACGGGAAATGCTACCTATGACAACCTTCCAATTGGTACAACCGGACAAGTATTAACGGCAGATACAACTGTCTCACCGTATAAAGTTAAATGGGCAACTCCAGCGTCTTCCGGCTACACATTTACTCAGAGGAAGTTAGCAGATGGCAACGAAATATATGCAATTGCCTACAATGGTTCAAATCTTTTTGTTGCTGTTGGCGCAAATGGTGTTTTATTTACATCGCCTGATGGCTTAACTTGGACATCTAGAACTTCAGGATTTGGCGCAAATTATGTCATAAATGTAGCGTATGGAAATGGTTTATGGGTAGCGGTTGGCGGCAACGCAACTATTACAACTTCAACTGACGGAATTACTTGGACAGCGCGAACTTCAAATATGGGAACAAATGAAATTCGCGGAATTACTTACGCCAATTCATTATGGGTCGCAGTTGGTGCCGGTGGTGGAACTACAAACACTGGCGGAATTGCTTATTCAACAGATGGCATTACTTGGACGCGCAAATCTCAATCTTTAACAGTTGGTTCAAATTACTGGGATGTGGTATGGAATGGAACGAATTGGATTGTCGGTGCAGACCATTCAACAAATAATCATCTTTACGCTTCAACCCCTTCAGGAACTTGGACTGTGGGCGCAACAGGTTCGGGGAGCGGGGTCTTTAAGGTTGCTTGGGATGGAACTAGACACATTACAGTAGAGAATAACACCAATTTTATTTCTCGCTATTCAACTTCTACTACTCTAGGAACAACAACTGCTTATAGTTCTGCGCATAGAGGAACTGTTCAATATCCAGGCGGATATGCTTTATATAACGGCAAATTTTATACTCAAAGCGGTGGTTACTTAGGCATTATTTCACCATCTTCATCTCAATATACAACAGTCGAGCCGCCTTATTTAGTGAGTGGTTACGTCAATTCTTTAGGAACTCCGACAAGTACACCACAGTCAATTTGGGTCGGCTCACTCGGAATAATTATTTCGGGCACTACGGGTGGCGCTGGTTCTATTTACACTTCATTCTAAGGAGCAACTATGGCACTTTCTTACACAGTAACCGATGACTTCAAAGTAATTCTCAAATCAGGCAACAAAAAAATTGACGAAGTAGGCGCGTTTGATTCAGAAGAAGGCGCACATATTTGGGGAACGGCAGTCTGCGAGAAATATAACGCGCCGGAATATGCCGAAGTCGAATATCCAAACGATTTACCACAAGCTGACTAATGAAATGGCAATTGTGTGCAGCAGGGCTTACCTTGAGAGATCAGGTAAACCGTGCGTTCCCCGATAGAGATAGACGTTCGGATGGGGCAGTCGGTGACACGTCTCATGCAGCTCGTCGCTCCGACCACAATCCTGATGCTAAAGGCTGGGTACGCGCCATTGACGTTGATGCCAATCTTAGTAGCGACCCAAAAGCCAGTTATGTATTTGCGAATCAGCTTCGACTACTTGCCAGACGTGATAGAAGACTTAGCTATCTCATATATTCTGGACGAATTGCAAGCAGAAAAACATTATGGAGATGGCGACCCTACAAGGGCGTAAATCCACACGTAACCCACATCCATTTTTCATTTACAAAGAAAGGTGATAAAGATGGCAGACCGTTCAACATCCCTATCCTTGAAGTTTAGACCAGCGATATACGCACTAGCGGCGTTTCTTGCAGCTTGGCAGATTGACGATTTCTCGTTTGAAGCGCGCTCTATTCTTGGAGCCTTGACCGCATGCGTTTTGGGCTACGCATCTCCTAAGAAGAAGTGACTCCGGCAGAATGGGCGGCGTTTGTTGCCGCCATTCTCTCCTGCTGTGCGTTAATTGTCGGTGGACTTCGTTACATTATTCGACATGAAGTGCCGTCTATTATTGAAGGCTCAAATATCGTGTCGCGTATCGAGAAACTAGAGACTATGGTTCTAGAATTGCTTACTAATGAGCGCAAGAAAACCCACAAAAAGAGAACGCGCCGCTAGGCTTAGGGCTAAGGAATTAGCCGCCAAGCGCGATAAGCGTCAGCCATTAGGCGATCTTGACATCTGGGCTATTGCCGTACATGAAACGTGGCTGGCGATGCAACGCCAAGGTTTTACTAAAGAGCAAGCAATGGACTATGTCACAAGCGTTTTCCACATGCCGCGCCTACCAGACTGGGAAGTTCAAAACCCAGACCATTCACCATTTGAAGATGATGAGGATGAATGAAGCGAATAGTCGTCATATCGGATTTACAAGTACCGTTTCATGATGAGAAAGCTGTAAGAAATGTTGCCAAGTTCATTGCCAAGTGGAAGCCTGACGATGTTTTATGCGTGGGTGATGAAATCGACTTTCAGACCATCTCACGTTGGTCAACTGGAAGGGATGAATGGTCAGGCACAATTGGTCGCGACAGAAATACTGCTAAAGACGTTTTGTCAGAGCTACAAGTCAGCCACATTGTCAGGTCAAACCACACCGACAGACTCTACAAATCCTTAAGCTCCAGGCTCCCAGGCTTGATTGGATTGCCAGAGCTTGAGTATGAAAACTTTATGGGGTTCAAATCCCTAGGCATTAAATTCCACCGTAAGCCATACGAGATAAGCAAGGATTGGATTATGGTTCACGGAGATGAGCAGAGCATCAACCACAATGCCGGTTTAACAGCCCTAGGAGCCGCTAGGAGACACGGAAAGAGCGTGGTGTGTGGACATACTCACAGATTAGGGGTATCGGCGTTCTCAGAGGCATCTGGGGGCGTTTTAGGGCGTGTTTTACAAGGGCTTGAAGTTGGACATTTGATGGATGAGAAACAGGCTTATTACACACGTGGGTCATTTAACTGGCAAAAGGGTTTCGGCATTCTGTACGTAGATCGTAAGACCACTACGCCTGTGGCAATACCGGTGGACAAGCAGGGTAGCTTCGTAGTTGAAGGCAAGCGCTACGGCTAATGTGCTATTCCTGTGGGCAATGCAGCAAGGAACACGCATTTACCATAGATGAAGCCATAGATAAATTGGAATTTCAGCCGGCGTGTCGTACCGCCAGGCGTTGACAAATCCCATTTAATACCCTCTAATTGGTAATTGAAATACCAATTGAAAGGGGTATTAGGGCATGAGCACTAAAACAGTCAAGCAAGTAAGCGTAGTTCTAGATGAAAACGAACTATGGATGCTTTCATCTGTGATGAAAGACTTTTATTACGCGTACCCAAACCTTGCGGATCACGACAAAGTTCGTGATTTGTATATGAAAATTAGAATGGAAGCCAGAAAGTCGTTGGGTCTATGATCCGTTACGACCGTAAAACTAAGTGCTACACCGATGGCAAGGGCAATTATGTCCATGCCAGCGAGCTACGCACCTTCTCCAAGCAAGTGCTTGGCAATACAAAGCAACGTGGTCGCTTATCGCGCGAAACCATAGCTGCTTATTTTCTAGACGTATTTAATGTTGCGGATGAAGTCGCATGAATCTAT